TTGCCGTTTCTGTCTTGTTCCTTTTTACGGGACCAATAAGAATTTGCGGCGGCACCAGTAGCGGCACCAGCGGCGGTGGCGGAACTACCAGTGATGATGCCCTTTTCCATATCGGTCAGACCTCCCTTGACAAATTTGGTTTTGTCCATGGGGCCGCTGTTGAGTTCGGAGTAAGGGTTTTTGTGAATCTTAGTGACATAATTTTTAATGTCTCCCTTGCCAGTGATGTTGGCAGGGTCAGCGGCGTAATCCCTGATGAACTTGCCCATTTGCCCTGCATTCATCGTGGGAGTGTCACTAGCGGGTTTGTTGTATCCCTTTTTTCTAACAAGGTCGCCAACACTTTTGTCCCACTCGTACCCTTCGGGCCCTTTGGGTTTATTGTAAATTTTACCCGTACCTTGATTCTTAAACGCATCCATTGCCTTACTCATGTCAAATGGGTCAACACCCTTGCCAGCGTCAGAATTGTAGAAGTCATCGCTTTCCTGCTTAAGTCTACGGCCCATACCAGCGGAAGGGGTATTGTCCCCTGCTGGAGAGAAGACCTGCGGCGGCTTGTTGTAACCCTTGCCGCCAATCTGACCAGCAGGCATTTGATTCTCTCTAACTTCAGGTTGATAGACATTATTACGGTTTGGCAACATGCGAGGCTTCTCAGAGCCGCCAGACGGAATCGTGGGCATGTCGGAATCGACGCCCTTCATCCAATCGACAATTTTTTGGGCGAATTTCTTTTTGGTTTGTTCTTTCATGGGGTTTTAGGGTGTTTTTTATTTAGGGGGGTTTTTAAATTTAGCAACGCTTACCGCCCCTTTGAGGCTTTTTACCTTTAGAGCGGTATTCGTTCTTGTCGTAAGCACCTTTGGTGCTCTTAGAGTTCTCGTGGTTCTCATTCTTGTGCTTCATTTGGTTTAGTTTTAGTAGACGTGCTGAAGAGTCTCTGCTTAGAAATTGGCCGTTGCGAGCAAAAAAATGAGGCCCCCTTAATTGTAACCAGAATCTCCGCACCTCGGTAAAAAAGCCTAGAGTCAAATGTCTGCACTGTAATGACGTTATGCTTACCGTCCGCCACAGCAGTCATGAGGCGTTGATTAGGGAAGTCACACCTAACCACCTTCGCTTTGAAGGTGGTTGGTTCGATTTCGGCTGGCTTGGCCTCCTTAACGCCAAAACGTTCGAGAACCTTAGCCATTCCCACAGGGAAAAATTTTACAGGACACAGTTTCTCAGGCTTATCGCCCACCCTCTCCTTGTCCCAGTCCACCCCCCTAACGAGGGTAAGGCGGTATTCCCTGAGTTCCTCCTTGGGGAGGCCATACATTCGGATTAGTTCAGACTCCCTCATGGAGGTGCTTGCGGATTTGTTCGCAGTATTCGGAATCAATAAAGTTACAGGGTTTAATCCAGATTCCGACAAAAGGGTTCTTGGTGCGGAACTTCATCACCTTGCCAAAGACAATCTGGGAGTCGTCACCCCAGAACTTCATCTTAGTCATGGTATCAAGCATAGATTTGGCTAGATTATCAAAGTCTGGCTTGGTCGTCATTGGACCGTCCTTGCCTTTATCGGACTGGATTAAGGGAAAGCCAAAGTAGAGGGTTACCTCTAATGGCCCTGCAAATGGCAGGTCGGGAACGTGGTGGGCCGCACATAGTGCAAATTCTTTCATCCACTTGACCACTTCCGACTTGGAAGTTTTACCGACAAACATACGACCATCCTTAGACTTTAAGATTCTAAGGTCAGACTGGTGGGTCGTGCGAATAGGGGTAAGGTTTATCCTGAACTTCCGTTCGTGATAATTTGGCTGGTCGTCTGGCATAGGTTGACAGGTGGTCAAATAGCACTTAGGAGTCAACTATGGATAATGAACGATTGAACACTAACCCCTCTTCAAAGCATAAAGCGACCAAGGTGCCAAAAGAGCGTAAAGACAAAGCAGAGGCACTATTACGCCAAGGGGTGCGAATCCTCGATATTGCCAAGGAAACCAAAATGTCGCCAAATAACGTCATGGCGGTTAAAAGGCTGATGCCTGAGTCAATTGGCCTTCAGGACGAATTTAAGGCAACTACCGTCAGAAACCTGAAAGCCTTCGTTCAGATGGCTTCCCAGAAATTAGTTGATGAACTAGACCAGTTGCACGTTTCCCAAATCCCAATCGCTATGGGTATCTCCATCGACAAGATTCAAACCCTTCAAGACCAGCCCCAAAGTGTCATAGAACACCGCTTTAGTATTTCACATGATACTATCAATAAACTACTTACAGAGCGTGGCGATGCCCTCAGAAAGGCCAAAGAAGAGGCTATTGATGCCGAGGTGGTTGTATCAAAGCCAGATTCTACTCAGGCTTTTCTGGACTGGTCTAAAAATCCAAGGAATTCCTTTTTGCACGAAAGGGATAAGTCTCCTAACCCGTTACAAGCAAGCGACCTGCCTCGCATCGACCCCCCTCCCCCCCTTGAATGATGAGTGATTAGGTCAGGTAACGACTTCGCACAATATGTATTATGTCTAATCGTTATCGAATCATGGGTCAATAGGTCAGGGTTAAGGAGAAAGCAGGTCAAATAGCAGTGTGCATCAGATAGGGGCTTGACATGGCTCATCCTTTCTTAGGTATTACCATTGCCTTACGTGACGCATTAATACCAACCTAATACCTTACATCACCCAATAGGGCTAGGATTGACTAGGACGGCTCTGATTGACTGACATAGGTAGTGAGTGGCAACTAATCCTCCAAAGGGCTGAGATGGGCACTAGGATAACCTCAGAGGCATCATCATCACCACCTGATACCACACGTGAGCCGTGAAGTCCAGTGGTCGAATGGCACATCCTGAGGAATGACCTAAGGTCGTCAGTGGGCCAGACAAAGGTCATGCAATGCTTGCCACCTAACATGAAATTATGCACCCAGAAGTCTGACGTGGTTACGGCTATACCTGACTTGTGGCCTCTGCACTTGAACTCGAATACGGCATTACCTGTGGTGGCCCAAGTGCCACGTTCAGTCTTCACTTCAACCTTGGCTTGGTCAGTGCCTAGCCATGCAAGCCACTTCTCACCTGCCTGACCGTACTGGAGGTCTATATCAAACTTGGCTCGGTCATTCATTTGATAAGGCGGATACCAAGGTCCCGCACTGATAGGTAATGGGCCACAATCAGGTTCTCATACTTCTGTGCTTGCTTGGCCTTACGCTTGGAGAGGCTGGTCGAATAGCCCAAGCCCCAAAGCGTGGCTTCCATAGATGTAGCAACCACCAGTTTGTCTGGTCCAATGCCATATGACTTAGTGCCACACATAAATGGTATCTTGGAGACAAATGATGGGCCTAATGAATAGCAGGCATACAGCATGGCTGGGCTGGGCCTGTAACCGTAATGCTTAATGAATTGGTCCATGATAACGTCAACTAACGTGGTTGCATAGGACTCAGCAATAACTGGGTCGTGAGCCTTATGGTATGGGTAAATGGTTTCACCTCTGGCCCTACGCAATTTATCAATGTCTATCCAAGCACTTTGGTGTATCTGGAATCTCCCAAGGGCTGGTCCATCTTGGTTACTTCTATCACCCACCGCCATATCGTTGTTGTTCGACTCTATAATAGAGATGCCTCCAATTAAAATATACTTGTCGTAGTTAAGTCTCATGTTGCCCTGTGCACACAGTGTGCACACAAAATGAGTAATGGCCAAGAAAAAGATTAGTGGATTTAAATTACCCCAAAGTGCTCTTGGGGAAGTCATCAATGAGTTCTCTGATATTGAAGGCGTTAACATGACGGTGCTGGAGCCGAGAGAATGGTATGACCATGCAATCGTTGATATAGTGCAAGACCCAAGTGATTGGTCATATCACGTAGTGTATGATAGAGTAATGCTGGTCTATTGGCACACGCTCATGACGTTGTATGAACTAAACAAATACAAAACATTTAAGTCATTAGAAGTTGAATACAATAAACAGGATGACCACTTCCATGATTCATGCGTAGAGTATATTGAATACAGTGCCATACGTGGAATGGCCTATGCTGGGCACAATAAGCCCCTGATTAGGCCAAATTTGTCAGTATTGTTGTAAGTTTATTTCGTTGGTTATCAGTAACTTACAGATATTTACAAAACATCTACACATTGTTGCTTGCATGAGGTGGCTGGCTGTACATGTTCACTGGAGTTGGCCGCTGGGTAATACCAGTAACTGAAAGGGTGAGTACGACGTACTACCTAGTCTATCAGTTAAGGCCAACCTCGCTCTTTCAAATCAACAGTTCATGCATTAAATATCTACGATTCGGTCGTCTAACGGATAGGACCTCAGGCTACGAACCTGATGATGGGAGTTCGAATCTCCCCTGAATCACCATTTCACACACATGATTACAACAGTGCTGGGCCTCTAATAAGACAAAGAGGTAAGAAGGTAGGGCTATCCTATCACCCTCACACAATTTGGGGTTCCCTAAACTCGTTAAAAGGACGAGCGGGACGCAAGCCACTCTAGGCATAGGTGGGCCCCTTGCAATTACCGCCCGAAAGGGCACAACAAACAACAACATGAACAACAAACAAATCAGCACCCTCTGGGTCTTCGCTGTAATCATCGACACCGCTATATTAGTGGCTGTCTGTGTAGCAGTCGGATTACTCTGGAACTAATGCTAAGCCCTTCGGGGCCCAATTTGTAGGTCATCTAGGCAACGTAGGGGTACATAGCCTAGGTGCGTAAGTCGTCTCATAAACGAGCCTACATTAAATTTTCCAAACACACATGGCTAAATACAAATACATTAAACCCTCTGCCGTTAAGGCAATGGTCAAAGCCTTCAATGGCAAGAGGGTCTCCTCACAGTTTCTTTCCGTCCTAGACTCCTTCCTTGAAAGGAAGGTCAAGGATGCGGCACTCGTCCACAATGGCGGTGCTAAGACCATCAGTCCAGCCTGTGCTGGGCACGTAGGCATCCAATCATTCTAACCCACAAACAAAACAAACATGAGTAACATCAACAAAGAAGCACGTTCCCTATACAGGTCCCGTGTCAACATCAGCCGTCTCAACAACCAGAAAATCGTGCGTGACCAAAACGCACATCGTTTCTGCGTCAAATCCGTGCCCCTCTTCACTGAGGATGGCATCCCTGCCAACGCTTGGGGCAACGTCCGTGAGGACACTAACATCGTCATTGGTGTTACGTCCGAGCGTTATGGAATCCTCCAAAACAACGAACTCGAAGACGCAATCCTTAGCGGTCTGCGTGAGCGTAACCTACAGCCTAGCGAAACTGAGGGCATTGTAGCCAAGCATGGCTCACGTGTTCACGTGCGTTATGACTTCCGTGACGCATCTTTCGAGGTGCCTACGCAGAAAAAGGGGGACATCATTTGTCTCCGTCTTATCACGCACAACTCGTTCAATGGCTCCGCACCTGCGGCAGTCTCTGTGGGTGCTGTACGTCTTGTATGCACCAATGGCATGACTTCCTTCTGCGATGAACTGACCCTTACGAGCAAGCACAACACGCATATCCGTCCTGAGTTCGCACTTGGCGTGCTCGACAACGCACTGCTTCAATGGGAGGTGCTCAAGCGTAATAGCACCTCGCTAGCCAGTAAGCAAATTTCCAATAACATGGGAGAAAATGCCATTCAAAATCTAGTCAATCGTGGAGTGGTCAGTAGTTTCGATGGCAATCGTGTCCTTGCACGTTGGCAGGCTCCCTCATTCGAGCATGACTCCGAACGTTCCATGTGGAATCTGTACAACGCTTTCACTGAAGTGTTCACGCACGAAGCCAGCAACCACCGTTATGAGGCTAATGAACGTAAATCTGGGCGTTTGCTCAGTGCACTCGTCACGGCTTCAGAGCACGAAGAGTACGGCCTTAACCTGTTGAGCAGGGTCGAAGTTCTAAACAACTAATAACATGTTAGACAAACATTACGAGTACACCTCAGTTGCCCTAATTGGGCGTGAGATACTCACGCCTAGGCAAAAAGAAATCATCATACTCATATGTGATGGACTCAGTGGGCCTGAAATTTCCAAAAAATTAAAACTCAGCATTAAAACCGTTGATAATCATCGTCACATTGCAATGGATAGACTTAGGTCGCAAGGCGTTCATAACATAGCCACGCTTGTTAAGTGGGCCATTGTTACTGAGGTTTACAAAATCTAAAATGAGTAACGAAGCCATAAAGCAAAGAAAACTGCTTGTTAAAAAACTCAAGGAAAGAGGCGTATCTGTTTCTAATCCTCTCTTTGAGCATGGTATGAAACTTGATAGGCTTTGCGGTGCTCCGACTGGCAATAACAGCCATCGTAATTCATGTAATAGAAGAGCCAAATTTCAGTCTCTTACTAGAGGGCACAAGGCAACTTCTCCGTCTAGCCAACAAACCAAGGTCATCATTAAACTCCTTCCACTAACCTTAAGTATAGAGGAATTGGGTAAGGCCAGTGGAATGTTTAAGGGCACTGGGGGCACTAAAAACACTGACCATTCTAATGGTTTGGCTAGCCAGTTTGAAAAAACGCATAAAAAAGAATGCAAAAAAACTTCAACTTGGCTTCAGGGGTATTATAATAAATATGGTAAAAAGAAAGAGAATTCTAAAATGCCCCTTGACGGACAATCATTCTGATAGACAATAACAACTGAACCAACATGAAACTCAAACAGAACCAACCAGCCGACGCTCTCGCCGCAAGCGAAGATGAGGCCCGTAGAATTGCATGGAAAGCCTACAGGCTACTGTGCTACCACAAACTCGATGACTTGGATGACGTTAAATCGTTAGTCCTTCAATCCGTTGAACTTCAAACTCAAAAATAACACATGATTAAATACCAAGATATACTCAACGCCAGTGAGCCTAAGGTGCATTTTCTGAAGTGCCAAAAGCACGTCATTGAAGATGCAGATTACAGGGCCATGGATGGACTTAACCAGTCTTACCTCAAAAAGATTTACACTCACGGTGTAATTCATGCTGAGAACCAGAGACTGAACCCAATGGAAAAGACCCCAGCACTTGTGATGGGTAGCCTATTCCATACCCTAGTGCTTGAAGAGAATGAGTTCTCTGGCAGGTACGCAGTGCTCCCAGACATTGATAGGCGTACTAAAGAGGGTAAACTTATTTACTCTGAATTTGAAGCGGCCAGCGAGGGCAGGGACTTGATTAAAGAAACTGACCTTTCTACGGCTATGCGTATGCGTCAGAGTGCCGTTCCGCTTATGTATGACGGCATCAGCCCCGACAAATCTAACGCCATGAATGAGATTTCATACTCTGGAATTTTAGAGTTGGAGTATGTCTGGGAGGGCAAGGAGGAGCGTATTGAATTCCCATTTAAAATCAGGTGTGACATGGTCGCTATGCTTAAGGAGGATGATAAAGACGTAATTGAAATCAGAGATATTAAGTCGCTGGCCTCACTTTCTGACAATGATGTTTTAGGCTCCGCTAAGTCCCACAATTGGGCTATACAGTGTGCATTCTACAGAGACGCCGTATTCAAGCATCAGGCTTTACCCAGCAAGTTTGTTTATGTAGCCACCGAAAAGGAATCTCCCAATATGAGCCGTAGGTATGTTTGCTCTGAAGAGATGTACCAGCGTGGCAAGGCACAGTACAAGCAGGCTCTCGTTAAATACGCTCAATGGCTAAAGGCTGGTAAACCCAGAACCGCAGACTATGTCGGAGAATCAATCCTCAACGCCTAAGTTCCCCTTCAAGGGGGTATGGATTCCAGCCAAGGTCTTCATGGACAATAGGCTGACCCAATCGGACAAGTTCCTTTGGTCAATTGTGCACATTCTCTCCAATGAGAAGGGGTGCTTTGCTACCAAGGAGACCCTTGCCTCATACATGGGCCTGTCTGTGCGTAGTGTACAGTATTCACTAACTAGGCTGGCTGATTCTGGCTTGGTTGTCAGGGCGGGTGGGAATGTTTGGGATGTAGTTACTAAAGCCTTAGAGGGTGAAGTAAACTGCACCCCAGACGTGAAGAAAATTTCACCCCAAGTAGGAAAGGAATTTCACCCATATAGAAACAAGGATATAGATACTAAGAAGTTAAAGGAGGCTACGCCTCCGACTGATGACTTTATTAGGTCTGATAAAGAACTGGCTAGGGTTTGGGATGAGTACCTATGTTGGCGTAAAGTAAGTAAGAAATCATTAAGTTCTTTGTACATTACCCGCTGGAATGAGGAATTTAAGTCTTGGGGGGTAGTCGATGCCACCAACGCCATTCAATCTAGCCTTAGAAATGGCTACCAAGGCATCTTTAGGCCCCAAGTGGGCATGAGGTCTCGTCCACAGGCCAAGGGCCCCAACGACCATGCCAGCGGATTCTAATCCACCTCCCTGTCGCAACTTTAACTGCGAAAACCCTGCCCACATCAGGGAACACGCAGAAGGGGTCACCATTTATGAGACGTTGTGCAAGCCCTGCATGGTTCATTGGGACAGAATGGTATTATCCTTTGGGCTCCCTAAGGCAATTAAGCCCGAAACCCCTATACCTGACTTATTTAAGGACACTGAACCTAGTAGGCTTGGTGAACTTCAAATGGTGGCTGAACATTACCTTCCCTCTGGGAAAGGATTACTCATCCACGGCTCAACCCGTAAAGGGAAAACCCGCACCGCTTGGTTTATTGCCAAAAGGCTTTGGGATGAAAACCCAACTAAGTTTAAATACCTATTCCTGACTATGTTTGAACTAGAGGCTCGTATCGCCTCATCATGGGGTAATAGCACTTGGGATAAAACTATGCTACAGATGACTAATGTACCGCTTCTATTCCTTGACGACTTAGGCAAGGAGAAGATGACTGACCGCATGGCATCATGTCTGTTCGCACTTATTGACCAGCGTACCATGCATAGGCGTCCTACTATTATCACTACCAACCTGACTGGTGATACTCTGCTGGAGCGTTTTCATGACAAGGAGACTGGAACGGCTTTCGTTGCTCGCCTTAAAGACCCTGACCTGTTTGACAGGGTTGCCGCAAAATGAAGCCTGTACCGCTGGAAGTGACCATGATGAAACGCATTGGCGAACTGAAGGCCGACCTGCAAAATTGTTACACGGCAATTAGTGTAAAGGATGCCGAGAACGCCCGACTCAAGGCCGAGGTTGAGCGGCTGACTAAAGCAGGGGATGCGATGGCTGACCGCCTGATGTATCAAGGCTACCCCGCAACTGTCCCCGCATGGCTCGCCGCCAAGGAGGGCAGAAAGTCGTGATTTACGAGTTCAGGAACCCTATGCCTGTAGAAACTGAAATAGGGTACGGCATGCTTATTTATGTCAGAGACGGCGGCACTTTTTCCAATGATGTGTTTGCTGTTGTTTTAGACCACGATGGAGTCCTGAGACATTTTGCTTCTGACCAATTTAAGTTCGTTAGAAACGACACTTTTGGCATCCGTGTTAACGAAGAAAAATAACAATTAATTTTATTGCAATCCGACACCTAATCATTCAACTTTCAACCACGACCCGATAAACATTGGGTAAAACCAACCAACAAACAACCAACACACATGAGCGAAATCAATATCAATCAAGTCAATGCTCGCATCGAGGACCTCGAAAAGGAAATCGCTGTTATCAAGGCTGAGAAGGCAAACCTGACCGACCCCACCATCAAGGGTCTCGGTATCAAGTTTTCCGAACTCGACCTGAGCAAGGCCTCATCTGTCATCCACCTGCACAATGCTTTTATGGAGCGTCTTGAAGGATTGACGGCTAAGGTCGAAGCCCTTGAAGCCAAGGCTAAGTAATCCATCAGGGGAGCAAGGCCCCTACCAATTTTACACACACATGAAATTAAAAATAAAAACCAGCGTTCCTTTAGACAAGGATAAGCCACACAACGGCTGGTCTAATTACGATACTTATTGGACTGCCCATGTCATTAGTAATGACGAAAACCTGTACAACTTATGCAAGGCCTATTGGCTTGACGGGTACAAGTCTTGGGGCTCCCTCTCAAATAAAATGAGAGAATTTGGGCACAAATGGCAGTCTAATTACACTGGCATTAATAGCATATACTGGAAGGACTCCGCTGTGCGTGGTCCTGAAATTACTAAATACCTTAAAGACCTTTTCCAACCCAACAAATAATGAAAGACAACAAAACCCACCGTCTCATCTGGATTAAAGTCCCGACTGAAAACGCTAAACGGCTAGATTCACTCGCCCAAAATTGGGACCTAACTAGAGCATCACTCTGCCGTTTGGTCGTTACCCAATTTCTCAACGAGAAAAATCCAACCATCAATATCAATTCCACCAACAACAACAATGACCAGCCCAACTAATCCTACCTACGTGTACGACATCAGACCAGAACTCGCCGCCGCAATAGTGGCCGCATGCAGTGAAACCCGTGACGTGAGTCCAGATGCGGAGAACCCGTTTCATCACTCATCTTATGCAACCCTAAGTGCCCATATTGCGGCTACTAAGGCAATCTTTGCCAAACATGGTCTGGCTATCCTCCAGTTCCCTATCGGTTCGGCTGAATCCGTAGGTATCCGTACTTGCATCGTCCACAAAAGTGGCGGTCAGATGGGCTACACCTGCGAACTGCCAGTGGATAAAGATAAGTTCAAAGGTCAGGATGCTGGCTCACTCTTCTCTTATTTGAGGAGATACGCCATCGCTGGTATTGCAAATCTGGCTACGGCTGATGATGACGCAGAGACCGACAGAACCGTTAAGGCTCCTGCCCCTAAGTACATTCCTAGTCCAGTCGCCGCTCCTGCATTTGACCCCGCTCCTGCACCTAAAGCGGTTGCCAAATCTAAAGCAGTTGCCAGAGACCCAGAGACTGTCGGAGATGCCATGAGAACCATCCTGCACTTCGGCAAGAACAAGGGTAAGGCCCTCTTTGAACTACCCAGCAACTCGCTTGAGTGGTACATTAAAGAATTCCAACCTAAGGGCTACAAAGACAACCCGCCAAGCCCTCAAGACATTGCGTTGCGTGATGCACTTAACGCCATCCAAAACGCCAAAGGCCAAGCCACCGAACCAACTAGCGACGACGTACCGTTCTAAGCCTTTGCTTCCTTAGTTCAATGGATAGAACAACTGCCTTCTAAGCAGTGAATCTAGGTTCGATTCCTAGAGGGAGCAACTTTCGCCCGAAAGGGCACAACAAAACACACACATGAAAAAGAAACACAACAGGAAATACGGAGCGGTTCAATCCGTCATAGGTCAAACCATCGTCTGCACCAACATCTCTAAAGATTTGGCTGTAGATATTGATACTCTCTCTGACTCAGAGGGTATCAGCCGTTCGGATTTCATCCGTTCTGCAATCGTCCGTGAGGTGGCATTCCGTTCTTACATCGGTAAGCGGAACATCCCATCCCACGAAATCGGTGGTGGCTTCGAATACGGAAAAAACGCTAAAGATATTGAATCTGCCAAGCATTCTGCCGAACAGTATGCCGAACAGATTGCCATAGCGTATAGAGCGTTTAACGCCGCCCTTGCGTTAAAGTAAAAGAAGCCAAATCAAACAAGCAGGAGCACTCAAACGGGTGCTCCTTTTTTGTGTTATGGGCTGTAGGGACAGAACCAACTGTGACCCCCATTTAACCTCTCGGCACCCTCACAACACATGATTACCAAAGTTAGGTTGCTTGTTTGTTCTGCGGGGTCAAGCGGCCCTTTACGTGGCTATGGTGACCATAAGCCTCAATAAGAAACGCAATGACACTCAAAACAATCACGGCCCCAACTACAATCTTAAACCACAGGGCGTTAACAACGTCCTGAATTACAAAAGGTGACGCAAAACAAAGGACGGCAATAAGCAACATGATAGCCCCGCCAAATCTGGGCAAACCAAGCACACTGGCACCAACAAGCAATAGACCGCCACCAATGGTAAACCATGAGCCAAGAGTAAAGCATTTTGCCCTAAGTTCCGCAAACGCCTGTTCTTTGCGGATGGCTTCGTTCTCCGCCTTGAGGGACATGTTTTCCATGTCACGCTCCTCGACCAAGTCGTAAAGCATGCTGGTCTCTTCGTTTACCCTTCCAGCCTTGTCCTCGGCTTTCTTAAGTTCGCTGGTGTTGCCAAGCGTAGCCCTAAACGCCTCTACCTGCTTTGAGGTGGGTAGTTTAATGCCATCTAGCCTGACAATGGTCAGGTCTACAAGTTTTGAGTAAAGAGGGCTTACCCCGTCCTTGGCCACCTTTAAGGCGGCAGAAGCCTCCGAGGTTTCATGCTCAATCCTAGTGATGTACTTTTCTCGCTCAGGATTATCCACCACCTTGATAAGAGGTGCAACTGGGGCGGTTGAACAGCCGCTTAAAAGATAAACGACAACAGGAAGCCAAAAATAAATCCAATAGTTAACCATCTGATAGTGAGGTTTGCCCATAAGTAGTTGGAGACTTCTTTGATTTTATCCATGTAAGCAGTGTGCCAATACGGACTACTTTTTCAAGCGGAAATTTTTAATCTTTAACCTTATTCCTTCAACTATTTCAGGGGCAAATGACCCGCAGATACTGTAGGTCACAGCCTCATAAAGTGGTTCAACCAACCCATGAACAGAGAAATAAGCAACAATACCAATTATACCGCCGCCAACTACACGCCTTACCGCTATTACCCACCCTAAGTCTTCATTACTAACCAGCAACCTTACCGTGGCTCCAAGGGCACCTAAAAAAGCCATGACCCATCCTCCCTGTTTTAGGTCAGCCAATCTAGAATTAAAATCAGGGTCTGGAGGATTCATACTCGTCTTCAAGGGATTCGCCTTGTGTTGGGATTTTGCGACCCATGGTTATTTTGCTGAAATTTTTGTACATGTTTGAAAGAGTTTCTAATGTTTGGGTGTTGGCTTGGGCTCCACCTTTCCCGCCGTTAGAGGGCATAAGTAAAGCAATGCCTTCAACAATTTTCTTTCTAAAAGCCTTTTTGTGGGCCTCGGTAGGCATGTTTGGCTTAAATCTGAGGACTGGACCCCCACAGGAAAAATAGGTGCTCATGGCATTCGACAACGCTTGAGAGTCACCGACATTAACCTTGTTAATGTGTTTCATCCAAACTTTTGGTCCAATAAAATTAGCAACGTTGCCCATCGGTTGCATTTGTTTAGTACGTGCGGTAGTGAAAGAAGACCCTTGGTTCATGTAGCCAAGGTTATCAGGTTTGCCACGAACAACACCGCCAAAATCAGTAGGAATAATATTTCCTTTATTTTGAAAATTTAACGGGTCAAAAGTGTCTGATAAAGATTGTCTTATTGATTCTCCTGCTACCAATCCGTTGGTGTGGCCTTGAGTTACATATGCACCAACCTGTGACCATTCACTTAAGAATTTAGAAATGTATGGCAATTTGCCTTGGTATTTAGAATTTTGGAAAAACGCCTCTCTCAGCATTTGCGGATTAGTAATTTTTTCCATTATTGCACGTCCTGTGTTTGGGTCTATCAGCGTATAAGAGCCATCATTAGCAATAGTTACAACGGGCCTCTTAAATGCGTCAGTAGAAAAGGCGTCAATAGCGGACCTTTTTTGCCCGAACATAATAGACTCAATAAACCAAGAAGGGGCACCATACTGCGATACGTAGCCCATAGCCCTGCCAGTCTCCGCCCAATAAATGATTGAAGACCCAGCATTGGCTACAGCAGAATCAATAATTCGTTGATTTTCATTTTTCTCCCCACTGACAACAGTACCATAATATTTTTTAAGGAATGTGGTGGCCCCGTCTTTTGGCCTGTAAGGCTTGCCGTCAGCGTCAAGAAGGTTGCTTTGAACAGTCGCTCCAACGGAATCATTTGGACGGTTCAAGTTATTTGCCGCATCAATAATTTTGTCGCCACCCTTGCTAACAAATCTCCAAAACTCTGTATTATTTTGAAAATCATCTGGGCCTATGCCATCAACCATGAGGTAAGGTAATGCTTCTTTGGCGGCGTACGTTAAATGAATTCTTAAATCACCCGCCACCCCGTTGTGTTCAAAATCTTTGCCAGTCCTAAATGCGGAAATAAAGAAGTCATTATCTGCCTGTGCAAACCTTTCAAACAAACCTCCGTGTAATTTGTTTTTAATAGCATCAGGTAACAAAGAAATCTGAGACATTGTTAGCCCAAAAGTACTATCAGAAGAAAGGGGGAATAAATTAGCCTGTCTTCCAATAAGCAACGCAGGGGAAACCTGCATAGAGTGACCCCTTAGTACCTGCATTCTTGCGTCAGCGTAAGTAATTGCACCAAGCCCAGCATTAGCGGCCCGAAGTACGGTACTCATAAGGGCAACTGGCTTGTAAATGTCTTCCACCCCGAAAGGCAGAGAATTTGCAATTTCTACATTTCTTTCGTTGTTAGAAATTGGTATTTGAGGCTTAAGGGTATCAATTGCTTTTTGTAAATCATTAATTTGAGCAGGGACGTTGCCCATATTAAGAGCATGTGCTATAAGCGAAGAAATAGAACTTGCGGCAAATTGACCAAGAGCCGTATTGGCCGCTACAAATTGAATACCCAGTTGGTTTGCATCAACTCCAAAATCATGTTCTGACGTAATTTCAAAAGAACCAAAATCTAAAGCGTGACGATTCACAACGTCTTTAAGCATTCCTCCATGAGGAAATAACAATTGTGCGGGATGCATCCTGTCCACTGGAAGTTCAGCATTAACAAGTGTGTACCTGTTTGGGTTTTGTTTAATTTGATTTTCTAATGGCCCAACCCCACCCTGCCCTTGCGTAGTAAACAAAGGGTTGCCAGAAATTGTGGTATCAGGCATTAACATTTGATTTCTTGGAGACTCTAAACGCTCACGATAGGTGGCTATAAGGTTTTCAAAGAACTTAGCCTTGGCAAGTTTGCTGGCTTTATTCCCAGCAAAATCACGAAGATGGTTTTGGTCCATTGAGGCATCCAAATTAACAACTTTTTCTTTCATTGATTCAATTCTATCAACGGTTCGGGCGGCTACTGCGTCCCAGTCAATTTCAGAAGCACCAACCATGTTGCTTTGAGATTCACCAATATGCACAGATTTATTAATTACTTCTGGGTCCTGAGCCGCATATACCATAAATACAAAACTTGGAGTTGGCATAGGTCTACCTGAAGCGTCTTCTCTATAATGGAATGTATCTTCTTCAAATTTTAACCCCATAAAAGAAGGAGGAAGCAAAGAGGCTAAAACGTCTCCGTGAGCAAGGTGGTTAATCTGGATAGCAATTTTTCTTCCAACTTGAACACTCATACGGCGGTTTTCTTCCGTTTCAAATAAAGTATTATCATCGTCTCTAAAAATTTCATAATCAATGTGGTCGTAAACAGGTATAGTGTCTTTCCCGATATACTGCCTGTAGTGCTCTGGTACTTTAATAGTCCTGCCAGTATCTTTAAGTTTAAGACTATCCCTTAACATGTAGCGTTCAAACGGAGAGAGAATAGAAAGGTTTTTTTGCAAAAACATTGTGTTCATTCTGTTGTCACCAAGATTACTAATCATCTGTTTTCTTAGATATTGGTTAATAATCGTTTGAGCATCTTTTACAGAGGCTTGGAGTCTTCTTTGAGTTTCAACAAGTTTGGCTAAATCCCCAGCCTTCTTTAATCCTTCAATTTGTTCTATTGAATCTGGAAGCGACTGCTCGACTTTATTGGGTGGACCAAATGTGTGATACTGAAAGGAATCAGATTGTATTTCTTCAATCCCAATAATTGTTTCAGGCTTGTAAACATATCCACTAACTGAGTCAGTTCCATGGAAGGCAGGTTCAAGGGGGCTCGCTATTCCGTATTCACCAGAAAGTACCGTTTCTGTACTTCTGACATGTCCTAATTGGAATGTCCCAGTGTCATTATCGCTGTAATGACTGAAATCGGCAACCGAACTACCAACCAATTTTCTGACAAATTGAACACGCTCAATGGTGTCTATAACGCTTTGAATCTTCTTTTTTTCTTCTTCGGAAACATAAGAATTTTCCATTCTTTTTTTAAGGGCATCTTTAGCATTTTGTGACTCCTTTAATAATCTGGAATTGGTAACTTCAACAAAATGTGGACTTGATTGATAGTGTCCCGTAAACGTAGCCATGCTAGCGTGAGCATTTCCTCCGTGGTAATAAACACCCTGCTGGCTGAAAGATGGATAAGGCGGAATTTCACTAGAATATGGGTATGTTCTCATTACGCCTATGCCTCCGTGTAATGATTCTGAATTAGCAATTTCAAGTACCGAAGTTGGGTTAAATGGATTTCTTTCCTTAGTCTGGTTAGCGTATTCAATTTCATACGGATTAATAAATCCTAAATCACCAAGTGAACCCTCAATGGTTTTGTATTGGTCGCTAAGCCTTCCCCAAACTGCATCTCTCATAATGTAATCTAAGTGGGCTGGTCTTATGCCTCTTCCTTCTCCAAAAAATCCTTCAATTGTTGCAGATGTTTCTGTAGTGTTTTTATAAACATTACGCATGTACTCAATGGAGGTTTTTAAATCAAAGTTCGTGAGAGGCGAGGCGTCTGCTGGAAGACCCATCTCTTGTACGGCAAATTGGATAGATTTACGAAGGGCCTCAGAGAGGGCTACGGTGTCCGCCTTAAACTCATCCACGCCCCTATGAAGGTCAATAAAGTCAGAGACCTTTTGCAGGTTATCCAAGTGCGTGTTAACAACGAAATCTTCTTTTGCCTGAACGTCTTCGATAAACGGAAGATTATAAACGCCACTTAGGGAGCCAGACTTAATGTTAGCGTTTTCTGCAATAATCTTGTTGTTGTTGGCCCTTCTAACCTGCCTGCTGGTTCTTGGGTAAACAGTATAAATAAATTCGGCAAGGTCTTGTCTGGTGAGGGGTGTATTAAGGTTTTCGTGCAGTAAATGCACAATGCCAGTCATACGCATTTCGTCCTTGGAAATAGTATGTTCTTTAAAAAACTTGTACCATTCATTTCCAGTCATGCTGTCTGGGTAAAGGTCTCTTCCCTGTTTACGCTTACCATAAGCGACAACCCTCATCAATTTAGACGAGAACTCGATAGGTCCGCTTCCGTTGCCAAAGGTAAGTTTTCTTCTGAGCAAGCCTTCCAGTTCCTTGGCGTCCCTGTTCCCAATCATAAGATTAGCAGTTCCTGCCTTTATGGATGGCAATTGAGTTTGAAGAACGGAGCCATTACTTAAGGTTTGGCTAACAGCCGTAGCCTCATCCCGAGACATCGGCTTTCCAAAATCGCCCACGTAATAATTTTTGCTAAAAACCATGGCTAATCCTGTTTCATTTTGCCTTAACAATTTGCCGTCCTGAACGCTAAAATCGACATTTGAATCTGCGTTAGTAACGCCTTGTTTAATTTGTGGCTCAGCCATGCCTGCGGCGACCAAGGCTTGAGCCATGATTGCTTTGCTTGCCGTAACACCAAACTTAGACCTAATACCTTCGGCTTCGGAAAGCGTTTTAGCGGGGACTACCTTTCTGGTTGTGATAGGGTTTCCGTACTGGTCTATGCCAGTCTGATAATCGTAAGTAACAAAATAACCAGTAGGCTTAGCCTTGGGCCCCCTGTGGACAATAGACACGCCGTTAGATTCCTTGCCGTCCCAAGCAAACTTTTGCATTTCAGGTCTATTTGGGAACATTAGTTCAATGGCAAGTGAGGTGTCGCCATTTTTGGTTAGGTGCCTTTCTGCGTCAGGAATAGACCATCCATGGTCAGACTTTGTAGCCTTTTCAGCAAGTGACTCAATGTCGGCTAACAATCTTGGGTTTCTGGCAAGTACCATGCTAGCCCTTCGGGCCAAACCGCCTCGTTGCTCTTCTGGGCTTAAACTTCCTCCGAACTGTCTGACCTGACTGCCTTTGGAATTTTTAATAATTCCCTCCATATCCATTGAATCCTTAAGGCCACCCGTTTCCGAATTACTCATAAGTGCACTAATTCTGCTTAACTTGTTAGGCGTTAGGCCATCAGGAATGTTCAGCATGGTGGCGTAAATTTGATTTCCGTCTCCAAGGAAAGGCGTATTAAATCCCTGTGCGTTAGCATTTCTTGAAAGCGTCTGCATTAAACTAGACATTGATGCCCCAATCAAAATGTTATGAATAAACGCACGAACAACTTCTGGAGATGAATCTTTGGGAAGCGTCAAAGTTGCGTATTGGTGACCAGTTCTGTGGTTAAGAATTGAATAAGCCATATTAATGGCCTCAGCGTCATTGTGTGCTTCATTGGACGACATTAAGGTGTCTAGCCCTGCATGCATTCTTGCATTTTTATACACAATACCGCTTTTGTTAATATCAACACCTTCATACCTAGTCCTAACTCCATCACCCATGTTAATTTTTTCTCTGGCAGATTTTACCAATTGTTTACGCCAAGATTCTCCACCAATAGACATAGCGGCATTCATGCCAGCAGGCTCCGTGTTGTAATTCGCCATAGACATTCCTCCAAATAGGGCTAAATGGATGTTTGGAGGACTTATTTCCCCGCTGTATGGATTATAGCCAAGTGATTCTTGAATGTTAAAACCAATTGGAATTTTTGTTCTTGGAGATTGAGTAGTAGGAGTGTATTGAGTGCCTAAATAACCAGATTTGTAACCAGCATGGTCTCCAGTCATATTGACAACAAGCCTTCCATCCTCAAGACGCTTCCAAGCAAACCCAAGCATGGGGCTTGTCATAAAGGGGTAATTTTCGCTATTGTTGGCCATTACGGAAACCCCATTTTCCTTGTCAGGGACAAGTCCCATTCCAGCAAAAAGAGAGGAAAACCCTTGTGCGTGTGACCTGTATTTATTGCCACTAGAGCCACCTTCGCTTTCGGTTATTCTTGAAGATTTTCTTGTTACACTTCGTCCACTTAACCTAAATCTGGCTGGCTCAATGCTAACCTTATCAGTACCCATACGTTTTGCTTGAGCGATAATTGAATCAACAACATTTTTTCTAATAAACTTTTGGCTAATTTCAGAACCTCTAAATCCAACTTCTGCCTTATGGACACCCATTAAAGCATCTGATTGTTGGTTAATTATTGCAACGTTGTCAGTCGGAGCGGAAAAAGCATCCGCATTAACCGATGCAGGGTCATAAATTTTAAATAAAGCCTCAGCCATTCCCATTTGCTCTCCAGAGAATTCAATTGCTGGCATGTCCAATTCTCTTTCTTTAATTTGGTTAGTATCGGTGGCTACAATAGAGTGCACTCTTGTTGGATGTGTACTTGATAAAGCAAAGTTACGACCAACTTGGGTATTTGATGCAAGGAAGGTAGGTTGCTGGTAGGCGTAATTAACGGGGGAAATATGCGTAATTAAACTAACGTGCGGTCTATTTCTTTGTGGCGTCCCATTAACCATATCGGGAACGTAAGCCCTTGCCGAATTATCCATAACAGACCAAGCGGCTAGTAATGCGTTTTGAGTTAAAGGGTCTGTAAGTACAATATTAGCCATCATCTCGACCCAAACGTGATTTTTCCCGCTCTGGTAGACATCTTTAACTCCATTAGTGTCATTAGTGCCCATTTCAGTTTGGTACCTGCCCTCGGTAAGGTAGTAATCCAACTGTCTATTCATTTCAGCACGTGCGTTATTGCCTAATTTTTGAGAAAGATTTGGAGCCTCTGGAAGCACTTTGATGTTTTGGTGTGCATTCATAACCCCAAGCATCGTAATAATCCCATAGGTAGAGTTCCCAGAGACTAAATGGCTTACGATTGCAGAAATTTGCTGACTACTTAAGGTGAAAAAGAACGCATGTCTTGCCGCATCCATTTCTGGAGTAAACTTGTTGGCAAAATCGTGGTCTCTGTAGGCCTGTCTAGCCGATTGCAATAATGCTCTTTGTTCTACACTAAGGATATCACCTACAGTAAGTTTTCCGTCTTTAAGCAATGGAGCCCTTTCAGACATTGCCACCGCTAAGAAAGGAGCAACGCCTACGGCAAAACTTTCAACGCTATGCCCACTGATATGCTGACGATTAAATTCGCTTATTTTAATTGGGTCTGCCCACATTTTGTAGAATTCAGAATCCGCAGTTAAAGCGTCAGTAAGCCCAACGCCCCTCTCCTGCGAAGCAAGATACAAAATAGAATGTAAAGCATGAGTTCCGCTGGTAAACGGACTTGATAAATCAATTGTTACTGGGTGCTGAGAACGTGTTCCTTGTTGCTGGGATGCGACAATTGTTCTTGCAAGGTCAGACAAAGGCCCAATGTAGGACATCGGCCTAGTTACATTACCAGCACCATCATTAATGGCACCAAAGATAATAGACCGAGCCGCTAAATCTTTCATGACCGAGGCTTGCACAGCAGGAGCGTTAAAATCCAAACCTCCAATACCAGCAGGAGCAAGCGTATGATTCCAGATTGGAATTTCAACGTTCCTCTTGTGAGACATTGCGGCAGACGTGTCTGCAACTAAGTTTTCTTGAATTACAACACCACCATCGGCCCCACGATAACCTCTTAATAAAGCCAGTTCTTGAATAAACCTATTTTGAACCGACTCGTTTGGTGCGTCTCTTTGTACGTTTCGATGAACATATTCCCTGCTAGCGTTGTCTGCATCACCGATTAAATGGGTAGCGGTCTGGGCGAGGGTGGCGGCTTGGACGGACAGCCTGCTTAAGAACCGCATACTTTCTAGGTCAACGTTTTCAGTGTCAGACAATTCACTTAACATTTGTTCAACTACACTCTTAGTAGCCAAAGCAGATGTAGTAATTGTCAGTAAATTGTCTTGAATATTGTTACCGTCGGCGGCGAGTTTTCTGTCTCCCATGCCGTCAATTAATTGGTATAAATTTACTGTACGCCTTCCAATAACAACATCTGTATTACTTAGACTACCGCCCCTAGCACTACTTTCGGAGGTAAATCCGACCATTGGCATAAGAGTTTGTAGTTCAACAAAAGCATCTCTTATTTCTGGGCTATAACCACTGGCGTAAATGGCTGGAGCAATACCAAGTTGATTGTAAGTTCTGCCCGTTTCGGTATACCTATCATCCATTTCACTTTCTGCCCAGTTCATATTGTTTCCAAATCCCCTATTTGAGGAAGTGCCAATTCCAACGTTAATTCCAGTTCTAAATCCAGCAAGGTCTGGCTCAATCATAGCCAACGAAACTTCATCAAGAAGGGAAAATTTAACAGCAATTAATTTCTGAGAACTATCGTTATAGCCTTCAAAGTCGGAACTAAGTTTAGTCAGGATTTGTTCATAAAACGGTTTTATCAAAAACATCTTTCTTGTGAGATTTCTGTTAAGTTGGTCCGCCTTTGCTTGCACTTCAAATCTCATATGGCGGTTGGCATCGGTATCTTGCAAAGATTGTTTCATTCCAAAATAACCTGCGTCCATGTAGCCCTTCTTTTTCCACTTTTCTAATAATTTAGTCCAAATTTCTGGCTCAACCCAGTCTGGTTTTTTAGGGTCCAATATTGCCATTCCAGTTTCAAAATTAACATTAAGAATGCCAAATTTGTAAGAATTATTTGTGAGTTCAGGGCGAATCGTGTTTGTATCAAACTGCGGTGGCATCGCATCGCTCCCTAAGAGCGTATCTACAAAATCTTTTACTGGGTTGTTTGCGTATGAATTTCCCCCAAAATTATCATCTATAACAGTAAGCAACTTTTCTGGACTTGTTTGTCCTTTTTCAAATTTGGCCTTTCTTAGCGTACCAGAGCCCATAGACCTAGTGGCAACTCTTTCATGCACCAACTGCCTGTGGACAATAGACACCATGTCAATCAACTCGCCCTTAGTAAGAGTCTGGGGAAAGTCTGCTAGGTCTATTTGAGCAAATAGGGCGGCATTAGAAAGCAACAAACCGTCATCGCTGATGCCCCTGCTTTTAAGGATTTCAGGGAGTTCTTTTACCTTTATGACAGAAGGGAAATCATCTCTGGTGATGATGTCCATGGCTTCCGTAGGAGTAGTTAATTCACTTTCTGTGACAACAATACCGTCAATAATTCTAGCAATGTCTTGAAGGGTTATGGTGGACTGTCCGTCTCTCGCAATAGCGGCATAAATCCCTAAGTTGCCTTCGCCTTGTTGCTGTATGCTGGCCTTATCAAATTCGCCAACACCATGGATTCGTAATACGTCAAGGGCTACGTTTTTGTTACCTTTAACCCTGATAACACCCTGCCTAAAGGTAAGGCGAGCAACGCCTTCTTTGTCAATTTCCCATCCCCTTCCATAAAAAGCCACGGCATTAAGTTGCTGAAGTTCATTCTCTAAAGTTCTGACCACCCAAGATACAAGTGCACCCTTAGCCATTAGTTTAAGAGGCTCGTTAGATTTTTCTTCGGGTTTTAATTTGTGGTCTCCAGTTCCGCCAATCATCAAATTGGCTACACGAATAGGGGTTTTGTTTTTCAGGGCAATTCCTATGGCTCTGATGCTATTTCCAGCATAGCCGATATCCATTGCTCCACTAATGGCGTCAAGTCCATTGACCCTAGTCATATCGGGGTTAATGCCAGTTTGATTTAACTGTTCTTGGGTCATTCTCGACCTACTTTCAGTAAGGTCAGCCTCAATCTCATGCTTTTGAGATAAATACTGCATTGTGCTCACAGTGCTAAAAATCTCTTTTGCTTTGGCGGTAAAAGAACCGACATCAAGGCCATTGGGTCCAGCGTCAGCCATCTTACTAATGGCCTGAAATGCGTTAAGTGCCTGCATTGACCTTCTCATGTACTTTAACGAGTTGTTCATACCGTTGTACAACCTGTCTGCTATTGGTGAATTTTCTAAAGTAAGCATTCCGACTCCTCTCTCAATAAGTTCTTCAAGTTTAATCACATGCTCACACACAACGTCTTTAGCCTGTTTTTCGGTAAGGTCTCCACGCTTAAAGGACTCCATAGATTCTATGGCTCCTTTTCGGATTTCACCAAGTTTGATAGAAAGTTTTTCAGCGTTTACCCTAGACATCTGTCCAGCGGGGTGGTGCATATGGGCATCCGCCAAGCCAAGCATGACCTCTTCCGAAACCTTGATAAGGTTAGGGTAGGCGTATTGCCTTAATTGCTGATGCATCGGAGAGTCAGCCATCTTAATGATAGACTGAATTACCTGTGCGTTTTGGAACTGAGTAGGTGCACCAGATGGGTCGTTAGTGAAAAAGACCCTACCGCTATCATTTATTAATCTTTCAGTGCTAAGTGTTCTTCCAGAAACGCCAGTTATGTTATTGGCCGCAATCAAACCAGCACCTTGGAATACGGCACTTTCTTTTACAGAAACCGAGTCAGTCCATTGTTCACGCCGCTGTATAGCGTGTTGGATTTCATGAAGAATTGTTTCTGTCGCTTTACGTTCAAAATCAATTCCAAATGAAGCGTAATCAACGTGCTCAGGAGAGCCACGTTCGTTCATTTCCTTGCCGATGTATCGGTCAATTCCTAAAGTGATGGTGTCCGATTCGGGGTTATACTGGGCACCATAGCCATGGTCCCAGTCAACACGCACATCCCTAAGAGTGGGGTAATGAGCAAAAAGGGTATCATGGTCAATGAGTTCACTAAGTTTTAGTGAGTCGGTTGACATCATGGGAGCCTGCCCACGGACAAAATCTTTGTAGTATGCGTTAAATTCTGATTCACCACCCTTTGTAAATGGCATTAAGTGCAATTTTCCACCAACTTTTTCAGTCAGCAGTCTGGCATTTTTGTCACTAAACTCAAAGGCTTTGTATGTTTTGCCGCTGTCTGTCTTTACGATACGCATTGAACCAGA